CCCGCTTCCTTTATACATATGTCCAGTCGCCAATTATGTTAGTTGCAAACCAAGTATTTCCGGAGCTTCCAGTTGTAGATGAAACAAGAGTAATGCCTGCTCCATTGAGAACGTTTACGAGCGAACCGCCGACTCCCGTTGTCGTTAAACCGCTAAAAATAAAAATTTCATCCCCGGAATTCTGAGCTATTGTTGTCACCCCGATATTGGTTCTAGATGTTATGATCTGGATAGTGTCTCCAATGGTTGCCGTTGCGGGCAATGTCGCTGTGATTGCGGAGCCACGTTGCATGAAATAACCATGGGATGCGGCCATTGTTACGGTTGCAGCCGATTGGATAGTCCAAGTCGTACTAGAGCCACCACCCGTCGAGTTGATGGTGATGGAACCGGAAACGCTTGTAATGGTTATATTTGATCCAGCTGTGAGTGTTGTCGCCGTCGGAGCAGCACCCGTGGTTCCTATAAGAATCTGACCAGCTGTCAATGTCTGTATTGAAGGAACATTTGAGTTGTTTGTAACAAGGACACCATTAGCAGCAGCTGCTATTTGCCCTATGACATTAGCAGAAGATGAATAAAGAATAGTATTAAGAGACGTAGTAGACGGATATGTAGCCGTTGACCAAGATGGGGCACTCGATAAACCCGACAATAAGACTTGGCTAGCCGTTGCCGTTCCTGAGAGGATAGCACCCGCTGAACCTGTCGAATAAAATATGCCACCATTCGATGCCACTAGGTTAGCGTTTGTGCCACCATAGGCAAGTCCAATGACTGAGCCATTCCATACGCCGGAAGTGATAGTTCCCAGTGTGGTTATGTTGCCTGTCACCGCAGATGGCAGAGTTGTGCTTAAAGAAGGAACACCACCAGCGGATGTTATGAGAATTGAGTTATTGTTAGTGGCCAAACCAGTGATTGCGTTCGTTGCCGAGCTATAAAGAATCTGATTAATCGTAGTGGTAGCAGGATATGTGGCCGTTGACCAAATCGGAGCCGCTGATAGGCCACTCAAAAGGACTTGGTCAGCCGTTGCGGTTCCTGCCAAAATCGCACCTGTTGAAGCATTCGAATAGAAAATACCACCATTGGAAGGCGTTAAGTTTGCGCCTGTGCCACCATTTGCCATTGTGAGAGGCAAAGTTGGAATCAAAGCCGTTGTCGCCAAAGTTCCTGACGTTGGGAAAGTCACCGATGTGGCTGCTGTTAATGTTCCTATGAAGCTGAAAGCCCCAGACATCGTGAAGTTTCCACCAATAGTGATGGTAGAGGCTCCGTTATTGATACCTGTGCCACCATAGGTTGGCCCTATGATTCCACCATTCCAGGTACCAACAGTCACCGTCCCAAGTTCGGTGATGTTGGTTTGTACCGCTGTGGGCAGCGTAGAGCTTACTGAAGGAACACCACCGGCTGAGGTGATGAGAACGCCATTGTTACCTGTGGCAAGTCCGCCGATGGTATTCGTTCCCGTTGAATAGAGAAGCTGGTTAGCAACTGTTGTTGAGGGATAGGTAGCTGTGGTAAAGCCCCATGGAGCGCTTGCACCGCCAGAAATAGGTATCGTACCTGCTGGACCTGCTATTACACCAAGTTGGTTATAAGCTGTCATCTATTAAATCCAATCATCATGCCAATATCCAGAATCCCTCAATGTTCGTCGCTCGCCAAATCGTATTGGCACCTGGAAATATGCAAATCAATGTTAGGCCATCATTCTGGGTATTTGCCGTCAATGAACCCGCCACACCCGTAGTTGTTGCGCCTGCACCAATAAATATATTTTGGTTCGCATTCTGATCAATTGTTGCGATACCAGTGAAGGCGACAATCTGAATCTGGTCTCCAAGGTTTGCCGTAGCTGGTAAGGTATACGTAACGCCAGCGACGTGATTCGTTACATAGCCATTATTAGGGGATAGAGCTTGTGCGCCGACTGTTACAGATGTCCATGGAATCCCACCCGTAGTCGCCCAGGAAAGAACACCAGCACCGTTGGAAACGAGCGCTTGTGTGCCTACTGAATCTGCTATTGGGAGCGTCCAAGTCGTGCTCGCCGCCAAGGCATTCGATGCCACAAAGGCTGAAAAGAACGAACCCGCAGCATTATACCATTGCATAGCAACAGGTTGAGTCCCTGTTCCATTAAGAATCTGAATGGGGCTTGAGGTTGTAATATAATGGTTCCATTGACGTTGGTTGCCTCAAGGGTATTACCAATCATCTCAAGATTACCGGCCTTAACGGAGGTCGGGATAATGACACTATTAGGTAAAGATACCGTGGCTACCGTTCCTATAGTATTAACCGTAATCTGATTTACTGTCCCAACAACTGATGTGATACCGCCGCCACCCGTGACCCATGAAAGCTGTCCAGCACCGTTAGAGACAAGCGCCTGAGTCCCTACTGAATCAGCCGTTGGTAATGTCCAAGTCGTGCTCGCCGCCAAGGCATTCGATGCCATAAAGGCTGAAAAGAAAGTTCCAGCCGCATTGTACCACTGAAGCGGAACCGGATTTGCAGATGTCCCATTGATGAGCTGAACTGATCCTGTTCCTTGAGGACTCAGAATTACATTCCCATTAGCATTCGTTGCCTCAAGCGTATTTCCAATAATCTCAAGATTACCGGCCCTAACGGATGTTGTGATAATCACACTGTTCGGCAACGAGACTGTTGCGGTCGTTCCAACAGTGTTAACCGTAATTTGGTTTGCTGTTCCCAAAACTGAGGTAATAGTTCCATTGGTTGCCCAGGAAAGCTGACCAGCACCATTAGAGACGAGGACTTGCGTACCCACAGAATCACCAAGGGGAAGGGTCCACGTAGTATTACCTGCAAGCGCATTGGATGCCTGGAATGCCGAATAGAACGTGCCACCGGCGTTATACCAACGAAGTGGAACGGGCTGGAATAAAGTAGCATTCATAAGCTCGATAGCACCCGAGCCAGAAGGCTCTAGGATGATAGGGCCATTGGCATTCACCGAAGAAAGAGTATTTCCGACAAGCTCCATGTTGCCAGCGATTAAGGATGTGTTGACGATAACGCTATTAGGCAAACCAACAGTGACATTAAAGAAGGCATCGGTAACAGCAGTGACTTGGTTTGCGGTTCCTATAACAGTAGCTACTCCGCCTCCGCCACCACCACCAGCTGAGGTAATGATGATGTCTGCGCTGTTATTTCCGGGGTTATCGAAAATGGTAATGCCTGTTCCGAGATTTCCTGGGATGAAGTTGAGAATGGATCTTGTTGATTGAAAGATTCCACTTCTTTGTACAGTGACCCTTTCAACGACAGAATCAGGTGTTACCTGGAAAAAAGGATCTCCAACAATTCCCGCAGGGTTTGTTATCGTCAGAGTTCCATCAGTCGTGAGCAATCTTGGCGAATAAGTGCTTCCCGCTGTTCTAGATACAAATCCCGTATGATTTAAGGCTAGAAGAGCTTGTATCCCGGCAAGCTCTAAAGCTGGCGTTATGGTATTAGTCTGAACCCCAGGCACTAAAGTAATTCCCGGTGCGGCTAACAAGATGTTCGCGTTTGGCAATTGTGGATCTAAGTTTGTCAGCAAATAGCTCGAATTCGCAAATGTCGCGATATTATTAAGAGCTGCCGCATTGGCTGTTAAAGGCACGCCATCGAGTTGGAATTGAGCGCCCCCTGCGCGACTAAAGTTAACGCCTGTCGTCCAGAGAGACATGACGGTATTGTTTCCCAATCCGTCTTGTACATTCTGTGGAAATGTCTGCAATCCCAACCCATTGGTATTCAATTGAAGAATATTAGGGTAGGTTGATGCGGGTGAATAGTTTGATAGACTCGCCATTAAATCACGTTTCTCCAATCACCCCAAGCAGCCCATATAGGCTGTGCCTGGACGTCCCAATTTCCGTATTGATTTGACCAATAATCCTGCGCTGTTTCCCAAGGACGTGGATGATCTACAGGAACGGGGTCGGGCTTTAAAACAGGGTTTAAGCTCTGAGGATTAGGAACATCCGCAAAACATTTGTTAACCCACAAGCCCGTCCACAATAATCCATTACCGCGATAATCCATTTGCTTGACTAAATCAGCGTGATTACATAATTGACCGGAGCGGTCACATCGGGCGACTGCATCCGGGTTTTCAGGGTTTATTCGTACAAATTTACCTTTTGGAAACATTTTGCCTCCTTAAGTATAAAATATATTAGGTGTAATGCGCATCGGGACATTCTCAACATCTTCCCGTGCTGCCAAATCGAATGCTCTCTGGGAGAGAGAATCAAGCAATGGGAACTTGTCAGCCGCGAATATTAGCGCCATTCGTGCCGATAATCCTGCAATAGCTGCTTCCATGAAGCGCTGCGGGATGTTGGGATTCTGTGCCAACGCATTAACGTCCATAATCTGCTGAGAGGCGTTATAGACTATCGTCTGATACGTAGGGTCAGGTGTTGGCCATAAAACCATAATGGGAGTTTCTTGCCTATCTAGATAGAAACTTGAGGGTACAGCCTGATTGGTCTTGTTGGGATACGATGTATATTCCGCGCGTGAGATAGGCGATAGGATACGGCTATAGGTCGGCTGAGAGATGTTTATAATTGCGATATTAAGAGTCGCTCCCCCTGTTTCTCTGATTCTTATGCCTGAGACATTCAATTGAGCAGGGAGGACAAACCACAAAAGATTATTAGCAGGATAAAGCTGTTTCGGAATCTCAAGAGCCAAATTCCACAAAACGCCGTCTATAGTATATTCAATGACGATAGAGTAAGTGGTGTTGGTGAAAGACTGTATGCCAACATAATAAACACAAGGAGTTGATCCAGGAGGATAGGTGTATGAAATATTTCCATTGGGTGCCACCTGCGTACAAGGAGTTAAAGGATTGCCAGAAAAGGGACCAGCAGCGTTACCACCCGCTGAAGATGCAGCAACACCACCCAAAAGCTGTAGATTAAGCCCAGCGGTCACTTCTGTGGTTTCAACCGTGTATTGATCCAAAATGTAGGAGGATTGACCTTGGTTGAGGTTGAACATCTTCTTCTCAACCGTGAAGAGGTTCAAACCCTTGTTAGCCCATTCCGAAAACATCAAATTGAGATCAAATACGGCCGAATCAGCCATAAGACCAGTGATGTCAGGCCCCAAAATCCCACATCTCTGGAAAGCTTTTGTGATGTAGCTATCTATCAGGGTATTGTTATAAAAGTTATATGTATAACTTAATACGGCCACGAATCACC